CATTTAATACAGAACCTAAAAACTTTCAAAATCAAATTAACGATTTATCTTTTACTAATGTTTTTAAAGAAGAATCTAAGTTTGATGATTATGTAAATAACACTTTATTTGATGAAGAAACTTTTGATTTTGCTTCACCAGACCTAGATTTTACTAATAATATTTTTAATGACTTTACAGAAGAAAAACCTCAACAAGATTTAACAGGTTTAGCAAAAGGTTTAGGTATAGAAATTAGTACTGGTATAGGTGCTGATTTAGCTTTTGCTCCATTATTAGCTCTTGGTCCTTTAGGTATTGCAGCTTATGGTGGAGGTCAGTTTGCTGTTGGTTACTATGCAAATATCGCAGCACAAAAAGCTAGGGGTGTAAAAAAAATAAGTCAAGCTGAAGCTATAGCTGCTGGTTTAATTCAGATAATACCTGCTGGCACAACAGCAAAAGGTGTTAAAGGTATTGCAAAGAGTGGTGCTTTTGGTGCTGGCTTTGGTGTGGGTGAAACTTTCCTTAGAGATTTATTAGGAGATGATGTAACTCGTAATGAATATTTATTAAGTCTAGGTTTTGGTGGTGCTTTTGGTGCTGGTTTTAAAGGATCTTTAGATGGCTTGAATGGTATCTTCAAAAAGATTGGAGGTAAAACAAACGTAGAAGCAGATGCAATATTAACTAAACAAGATAAAAAAACTATTAATGATGCAGTAAAGAATATAGATACAGTATCAAAAAAACAAAAAGAAAAATTAAAACAAGAAGGTGTAGATACTGATAAATTAGATCAAGAAATTAGTAAACGAAAGCAAACAACAACAGAACAAACACCAACAGTTCAAACAGAGGTCACACAAGAACTAACCTTTACAGCACCAGAAGCTTACAAAAGAACTAAACCTCGTTATGGCTCAGCAAATTTACAATTTCAATCTGACTTTGATAAGTTGTCTTGGTCTTTAAGAAATGGAAGAAAAGTAAAAGCACAGAATGATGGAAAGATTTTAAAAGTATTTTTAGATCAAGGCTTTACAGAAAAAGAAGTTAGATTACATGGAGATAAAGTACACGCAAAACTTAAATCAATAGTAAAAGAACAAACTGGAAGTGCTAGTGCTTCAGTTGCAAATACAAGCGGTTTAAATTTAGAAGTACCAATACTTAAAGACTTTGCAAATAAAGTACAAACACCATTAAACAAACTAGATAGTGAAGGTGATTTAGATTTAGGTAACACACAAGTAAATCCTCAAAAGATGAATCGTATTAAAGATATGAAAAAAGGTAAACAAGATTTTGTAACGCAAAAGATAAGAACAAAAAAAGAAGAAGGTGGTTTTAAAGGTGCTGAAAGAAAAAGTCAATTTGAGACTCAAGAAGGTGGAATAAGTAAAATGATTGATAGTAAAGGCAAAATTACAGGTGATCCAAAACGTCTTAAATTTATAACTGAATATACAAAAAGAAAAGCATTACTAGAAGGCAAACTACCAACAGAAGAAGAAGTTGTTATAAACAATCAAGGATTACAAATAGCTACAGATAGAGTTGCAAATTCAACTCAAAACTTTTTAGATACTATAAAGAAAAACGCTGGTAAAAATACTAAAAAAAGTCAAACTGCTATAGATAAAGCAGGTGCAAAAATAATTGAAGGTGAAAAATTAGTAGATGATTGGTTAGGTATGGGTATTCCTTTAGGAACAAGACTAGGTAGAGCTATGAACGCTTTTAAAATTAAAGGTATAGAAGGTATAGAAGGCATGACACCTGCTGAAGTTATGAAGCTAAGTCCTTTAGAAAAGAAAAATTTAACACAACAGAATGTAGATATTTCTCCAAGTCTTAATAAATTACTAGATCAAAGTGCAGACTTTCAAACAAATTTATTAGCAAAAATAAAAGAAGGACATGAAACTGGTGATTATTCTGCTGTTATAAAAGTTGCACAAGATATGAAAGATGCAAGTGGCAGTATAGAAAAAATGGTCAAATTATATAATGATGATGCTTTTGGTAAGTTTTTAAAAGTTGGAAGTCAAACTTCAAGAGTTATTAATGAAGTAGGTATTAATGGAGTTTTGTCTGGTCCTCCTTCTCAAATAGTAAACTTAAAATCTGGTATTGTAAAAACATTTTTTAAAGCCTTAGAAAATTTTGGTGGTACTTTAGATGTTGAAAATGGAAAAGGTTTAGTAAGACAAGAAGCACTTGAAGCTGCTAAAAGACATTTATTTGCATTACTCTATAACTTTGATTTTTCATTAAGAGTATGGAAAAGATCATGGGATATGGAAGATAACTTTGTAAATGTTGGTAACTCTAAAATTGATACAGGTCAAAGATTTGTTATTTCATCTGAAAATTCTTTCTTTCCTTTAAGAACAGCTATTAATACAACAGGAAAAGCGATAAGACTTCCTAGCAGATTAATGACATCTAATGATGCTTTAATACAAACACCAAATATTATTGCTTCAACTGCTTATCATGCAACATTAGAAGGAATAAAAAAAGGTTTAAAAGGACAAGACTTAGATGATTATATTAAAGGTAGTATTGATGGAGTTACTCAGTACATACTTAAAGGACAAGAAGGACCATTAGGAAGATTAAAACCTTTAGAAGAAAACTTATTTAGTAAAGAAGGTATAGGTCCAAGAGAATTTATTGACGATCCTGTTCTTGCTAAAATATTTCAAAGAGCTAAAAACTTTGGTAAAGAAATTACATACACACAACAAATAAGAGGTGGTCGTAGTGATGATGTTACAGATCCACTTGGTTTTTTTGCAGAAGAAATAAATAATCTAGCAATACAATTTCCACCTGTAAGAACATTATTTAAGTTTACAAGAACACCAACTAATTTAATTAAAGATGTTATGAGGTATGTACCTATAGTCAATACACCTGCAAGATTTGGTGGTAGAACAAACTATAATCCTATTAATCGTATTCTTTTACCAGAAATAGCAGCAGACCTTAGAAGTCCTGATCCTCAAGTTCGTGCAACTACAAGAGGTCAAATCTATGTTGGTAATGCTTTTGGTTTAATTTTAGCTGGTTTAGGTTATAACCAGATATACCAACCAGCAAGTGAGTTTATTAGTTCAAGTGAATATGATAGTGAAGATGAAATACCAAAAACATTTTTAACTGATGGTGGTCCTAATTACTTTACAAAAGAAGGTGCTGCTAAATATATCTCTCTTTTAAAAAGTGGTTGGTTGCCATACTCAAGAGCATATTTATTATATGACGAAGATGGAGAAATATTATTTGATGAAGATGGAAAACCAAAATATGCTTATGTATCTTTTGAAACCTTGCCAGACCCAATAGCATCTTTTGTAAAATTATGGGTTGACTTTCAAGGTATGTCTCCATTCTTTACTAAAAAACAAGACAGAATATATGATGAATTTACTATAGGTTGGTCTGCTTTTATAGGTCGTAATTTTACAAATAAAAGTTATGTTCAACAAATATCTGAAACAATGGATTTATTTTCAGCTTTACCAGAAGTAACAGGTGGTAATCAAGATCCAGAAGATACTATAAGTTATCAAAGGCAAAGAAATATAGCTTACCTATCTAGATTATTTGAATCTTCTGTTACTCCTTATAGTAGTCTAATTGAAGATTTACAACGTATGCCAGCAGATATAGCAGCAAACCTTTTAGGAGTAGATGAAGAAACAGCACAAAGACTTAGAAAAGAGGGTTCAGAAGGTATTACTAAATATGCAATAGAAGTGCTTGGTAAAGAAATAAGCTTAGGTAATGTTAAGAATAAAAGAATTATTAGGTTGTTTGCAAAACTTGATAAAAAAACATACTCAGGAGATTTTGCTGATTTAACAAGGAATCTAAAAAACTTTAGATTTTTAACAAATGAAGATAAATTAGGTTTGTCGGACTTTGACTATAACGCAGTAAATACTCAACTACAGTATTTACATGGATTAGTTCAAGAAGCAAAACAATATGTACCTTCAAATGTTGGTGGAGATTTACCTTTTCAAGTAGAACATATAACAAATGATGTAATTACATATCCTTCAAGACAAGGTTTTAATTTATTTACAAATGCAAAATTTTCAAAAAGTAATAATAATTTAATACACGAAGCTACTTATACAATAGGCAGATTAATTCCAGAACCACCTAATGTTATTAGAGGTAGCAAAGTAAAAAGCTTTGTAAAGAACTCTAATTTTAGTAGTAAATTTTTTAAGGAAATAAAATTAGATACAATAGAATATAACAACTTAAGAAAATATGTAAATACAAGTATTTTAAATTATGGAGGAAAAAATTATAATATTGCTGATGCTATGAAAGCTTATCTAAAAGGTGAACTTGAATTAACTGAAAAAGGATTTTCTGCTGGTCAGTACAATTATGAAGCTAATAAACAACAAATTGAAAGATATGGTTTAAGATCAAATGAAGGGCAAATAGCAGCAGATAGAATATATAAAGTATTAAATAAATTAAATCAAGAATTTATAAACTCAGGTATTGAAAATTATTTGAAAGCAACTTATAGCGAAGAAGATTTAGAAGATAGAATAAATGTAAAACTAGATCAACAAACGAATTATAATAATGAAGTAGAAACTATTTTAGATCAACTTAACTTTAAAAGGTTTTAATTATGGCTACTAACACCACCGCAACAACGCAGACTCATAATGGCACAGGTAGTCAAGCTAACTTTGCTATATCATTTTCATTCTTAGCTGATAGTGAAGTTGATGTAACAGTAGGAGGAGTACTTAAAACATTAGGTACACACTATACAATAAGTGGTTCTACTCTTACTTTTACTTCTGGTAACATACCCCCTTCTGGTACAGGCAATATTAGATTTGTTAGAGATACAAATATAAGTAATAAGAAAGTAGATTTTACAGATGGTAGTGTTTTAACTGAAACAGATTTAGATACAAACAGCGATCAGATATTATTTGCTCAACAGGAAATACAAGATCTTTTAACTAATGAAGTCTTTACAAGAGATGGATTAAGAACATTAACAGGTTCTATTAGTTTTGAAGGTAGTAGTGATGATGCAAATGAGACGACTTTAACAGTTACAAACCCTACTGCTGACAGAACTATTACCTTTCCTGACATAACAGGTACAGTAATTACTTCTGCTG